TCTCCGACACGTCGCCTTGGAAGCCAGATCCGAACTTCGGCGGTCGCGCCTGCAAGTTCATCATGTGAGTGATCTGCTCCATGCGCTCGTTACGCATGCGCTGGAGCGGAATCAGTTTGTCGACCTCGCTGTAGCCCCAGAAGTAGTCGTGCGCCGGGTTTGGGCAGACCTGAATGATCGGCGACTCGTTCTTCAAAAACATGCGCTCGAGCGGGCGATCGAAGATGATGACGCCGGGGTCTGCGACCGTGAAGACCTGATAGTCGGCCTTCTCCGAATCCCAGATGTAAATCTCCGACATCTGCACCAACTTCTCCGCGACCTTGGGCCGGTACAGCGAAGGCGTCGACAGGTCGAAGTTGATGTTGCCGATCATGGTCGGGCTTGAAGCCGCCGTCTCAATGCGGTTCAGGATCTGCTGCATCTCAGGATGCTGCTGCTTCGGGCGCTCCTTCACCGTCTCCATGATGCGCGCCAGTTTCGGATGGTCAATCTCCTTCAACTGGGTTTCCATCTGGCTTTCGGTGACCCAGTAATACTGGCAGAACGCTTCCTGCTTCCAGAGGCCGCACACGTCCTCGCGCAACACGCCAAGGTCATGCGGCTCGACGACATACGGCTCAATCTGTCCGCCGACAGCGATGCGGGTCTTGACGAACATGGACCCGTAAACAAACGACCACAGCAGCGCCTGTGAGAACACAAGGTCGCTGTTCGACATGTGCCAGGTGTCGTTGAGTTTCTGCATCAGCGGCGGGATCTTCTCTTTCATCAGATCTGACACAGACGGCGGAATGTCGATGCTGAACCGCGTCGTCTCCGACGAGTACATAAGGCCGGCCAACTGGTCGATGTGCGGATAGACCTTGTTGATGACCCGCGTGTCGGCGTCAGGGCCGCAACCGAACAGGAAGAACGATCGCTGAGTCGCGTACAGTTTCTTCCGATCCTCGCGGCTGGCCGTGCACTTCGTGCGCGTGTCCATCACGAAGTTGAAACGCTCGATGTCGTCTGTTGGAATCTTCATCAAACCTCCGGTAGCGGCCCTCGGTGACTGCCTTCAATCTTGGTCGGTGCCTTCTTCGGCGCGTTCAGCGATGACAGAGCCGCTGTCGGACTGAACTCCTTGATGTTCAGTTTGTTTGCGGGCGCCCAGTATGCGCTGTAGTCCTGCGTCTCGCCCTTTCGCAACTCGTTGATGACGCTGTTGCCGCCCTCTTTGTCCACCTTGAGGTCTCGCAACTTGAAATCCGCCGCCAAGTCCTTCTGGAGGTTGTCCATGCGGCCCGTGACGTTGCCTCGAGCCGCCGGAGCGGTGCGAATTTCGCGCGAAACCCACCGCGCAGAGCATCCGGCAGGGCATTTTGGCACCTTATCACCTTTGACGAACGCCTCAAACGGCCCGTGAGCGGCGCACCGAAATTCTTTCAAAATAGCCATCATTTCACCCCAAACGGATTAAAAAGCCTGCTTTTTTCCCCAAAAACACGCGGTTTCGAGGCACTGGAGACCATCAACTGGATGCCTTTGCTTGTGATCTTGATGCTGCCCCTGATCCACGGGGGCATCGGCAGAGGGATCGGCGTCTCTTGCGGCAGCAACGTGAACGCGCGGACGATGCCGTTGCGGGTGCGCTTGTCGATGCGGGGCAGGAACTCGCCCGAGAGCACCACCTTGAACCGCGCCGTGAGCCGCACGCGGACGCTGAAACGGATGTAGTATTTGCCGCTACGGCCAGCCTTTCGCAAGCTCGGCCAGTGCGGCCGATCGACATCCATTGCCGTCAGCAGCATGCTCGGGCACCCGTAGTACGGACTGCGCTCGTTCCGCAACAGCCAAAGCCAAACGTACTGAAGATGCCTGTCGTTCCAGGCAAGGTCGTTGTCGTCACCCGGCGTGTTAACGCTGGACGCGAGTGCCACGACTCATCCTCACGTTGGTTGTCAGCGCGTCGTTCTTGTTCACCAGCACCCCCAGATCCTTGAGGTAGTTGCGAACCATCGACGGCCCGCGTACCTCGATTGCCGACTTCTGCGCCTCAAGCGACCGCTCCAACTCGCTGTTGCGCGTCACGTTGGCGGCCATCAGTTTGGTGCGCACCTGGTCGTTCCACGCAAGTAGCGCGAGCGACGCCGCGACCACGCGGTCGTCATGCGCGTTGCTGGACGCCTCGGGCGCCGATCCGCCCTCACGCACGATCGACTTCATCTCGTCCAGAAGGTCGCGGCTCGCGATCGTCGCCATGCCGCGCTCAATGTAGTCGCGCATGTTGTTCATCATGCGTTCCTTCATCTGGAACGTCGTCTGTGTGTGCAGCGCACCCGACCCGCCGTAGATGCTGTCGTACTTGCGGTACATGAAGTCGCGCATTGACTTCAACACGTCCTTCAGGATCGGACGCGAGTCCGGCATGCCGAACACCTTCTCCTTCCTCATGTTCTGCAACTCGTTCAACACCGCCTGTCCCGGCCCGTTGATCTCGAGGTTGAACGTGCACGGCCCGTAGGCGCCGGCAAGGTAGGCGATCACCCACGCGAACTGCGCGGTCGTCAGGTTGTTGTCGCAGAACTCAGCAACTTGCTGTGCCCCGTCCGCCCATACACGCCAGACGGAGCAGACAAACATATCGGCGTTCTCTGAAGATCCATACGCCGGATCGGCTCCTAAGACATAGAACGCATGTCGGCTCGGGTTCTCCCATACCTTCAACGAACACGTCTTTGAATTCGCCGTCACCAACTCCGTCTCCGTGAAGTTGTTGCGGAAGGTCAGCCTGTAATGCTCCGGCGCCTTCAGCCGGTTGACCTCCTGGTAAAGGCGCGACAAAACAACAGGATTGAAGAACTGCGACCCCGATGCCTGGAACGCTTGACTCTCCGTCCACGGGTACTCCTGCAATCGGATCGACTCGTCCGTCTGTTGTTCTGCCGACAGCCAGCGATACCACGCCAACTGCTCGTCGTCGATCTCGACGCCGTACAGCGCCTTGACCTCCTTCATCCACTCGCGTTCCTGGCTCGTCGGGCGACCCTTCGCGCCATAGTACGCCTTGTAGACCTCCGACCCGCGCGAGTACCGATAGAACTCGTTCGCCCACCACGACACGAAGATCGTCTGTTGCGACACCGCCGTCTCGGCTTCCTTCCACTGGTCGTAGAACAGGTTGTAGCCGCGAGCCGTCGACTCCCAGTGATAGAACCTGTTCGGGTTCTTCTGCGCCAAGGACGCCCGCAGCGACGCGAACCCCTCGGCGTCACCCCACGAACTCATCTCGGTCGCGTGCAGGAACGATGGCGCCGACGAACGGCCCAACGATCCACCGCCCGACCGCTTCGTACCGGCCACCCGGTACAGCAATTTCGTGCCCGTCGTCAGCACCAACTGGTTGCGGTTGTGATCCTTGATCGGACGCTTGAACGCATCCGGCAGCCCCGCGTAGTACAACTCGAGCGTCGACCGGAACTGGTCACGCGCCGTGTCTTCGTGCACCGCGAGCATCCCGGTCATGCCCTTGTGCCGGAACAGCCAGAACATGTCGAGCGCCAACGACATCGTGCTGATGCCGGCCTGCCGACACTTCAGCGTCACGAACTCCTGCTTCCCGTTCTCGAACCCCTCGACGATGTGCCGTAGCAACCACCGCTGCGTCCCAAGCATGTTCTGCCCAAGCCGCATCATTCCACGCTCCTTCGTGTCGATCAGGAGCGCGTTCGCGAACCGCATGAACTGGTCTAACGGGAACTTCACCTCTTCCTCCAACAAGCGCACCGCCGCCGGTCAGCAACACACACCCACCAGCGGCGGCACACCCGCGTCACTCCGCCGGCGTCTCAGCCGGTGCCGGCTCGCCCGCCGCAACCAGCGCCTTCACACGCTCGGCATGCAGCCACCGCGCCACCAGGATCGCCTCATGCTCGAGGTTCCCCTCCGTGTACGCCACACCCCTCTCGGCGAACTTCACGATCTCTTCCCACGTCCACGTCACTACGTTCGTCATGTCACGCTCCCACGACCGTTGTCCAATCCGTCGCCAACAAGTCCGCGTTCGTGCCCACCCACGACGCCTGCGTCTCGCTGTCGATGATGTCCGTGTACACCCCAATGTAGGGCGACTCGACCGTCAAATACTTCGTCCAGCCCTCACGCTGCACCGGCGTACCACCCTGCATCGAGGATGTCGCATTACCGAAATTCATTCCCACCTTCAGCCTCCTGCGCCCGCTGGCGCTCTTTGATCGCCTTACGATTACCACCCCGCCGACCCGCCTCAGACGCCGCCGCCTGGTTTTTCGCAAACCACCGCGACGACGACGGCACCGACCGGCCACCCATCGACTGTACCTCACGACGACGCTCAGGCGTCATCGCAGCCAATCCACGCGGCTTCTTCTGCTCGGTCATAACACATCCTTCAACACATTCCGCAAGTCCAACAACTCCCTCACGGCGTTCTCACACTGACCGATCGTCATGTACACACCCTGCACATTCAACCGCTCACTCTGCATGTACTCCGCCGTCAGCCGAATCATCCAGTCACGCTCCTCGCGCAACTCGGCAACATCTTGCTCGGTCATCTCGCCCCCTTCCTCAAGTTGCACCGCGGGCACAGCAACTGCAAATTGCCCGCCACATTCAATCCACCCTTCGCAATCGGAACCACATGGTCGACGTGATACCCAAACAACGCCAGCGACCGCAAACACCGCCGACACCGGCCATTCTGCACCAGGTACAACCGCCTCACGTCCGCCGCCGTGTACGTCCCACGCACACGCTTGCGCCTCGTCGCAGCCGCCGCAGCTCGCTCCGGCTTCTCACACGCCCGACATCGAGGCCGTAACACCACACGACCACCACGCACACGCTTCCTAAATTGCCCTCGCGGCAGCATCTCACGACACCCGCAACACTCAGCCAGCAATCCATCAAACTTGCGCTTCATGCCAAGCCGTATACACGATCTATTGCCAAGGTGCCAGTTTTTTTTGGGTGGGGGGCAAGAAAGGGGGCCCCCAGAGCAATAACCTCGCGACCCACGGGCTCGGCCGGCCGAAAACGCGCGGTTGATCGGAAATTGGCGTCCTCTCGCGCGCGTGCGACGGAATGCCGACAGCGACGGGATGCGCGACGGTATCCCGTGATTCTCTCTCTCTGCCGGCGCGCCGTGTGGCCCGCATGCGTGCGCGCGGCCGATCGGGCCCGCATAGCGTGCGCTATCTATCGTTCTATCTACCGGACGGCGCCGGCCGACTAGGCGGGCTCGTACGCTATCCCCTAGCGCCCAAGCGCGCATTTTGTGCCGGCAGAGACGGAGACGGGGACGGGAACCGATTGTCCCTAAGCTCTCCCCCTCAGCATTGCCGTCGCCTGACATTGCCAAGTCACGTTTTGGGGACGTTGGGGAGGATCGGGGAGCATGGGGGATACTCCCTACTGTATCCCTACTGGCGCAAGTGTATGGATCACATGCGTTTTTTTCGTTCTAGGGATGCGGGGACCATGATTTGCCTATCTATATATATATAACTATAGAGGTATATATACCTATCTATCCCTATATCTATATCTTTCTCACCTATATATTAAATTTTATATCCCCATATCCCTAAAAGTATAAAAGACACTTCGAATCATACAGTTGCGAGTGTAGGGATACTTTGGGGAGTATCACCCTGAAACTTGCATGCTCCCCAATTGCCATGCTACTTTATGCCGGCATGGCAATGGCGCCATGACACAACAACAAAGGGAATGCGGAGACAATCATGTTAGAATTATTCGTAAAGACTGGCGCGCGCTATCGTCGCGCTAAACCGGCAGAAGTATGTGAGCGCGCGAGCGCCTACACGTTCGAGAGCGCCAGTAAGGATCGGCCGACGATCGGCAATCCGACCGAAGCGCGCGCGTTTTTGATGCATCAGGCCGGACTAGAGCGCGAACAATTCGGGCTCGTTTATTTGGACAACCGGCATCGTGTTTTGTCGGTGGAGATCCTTTTCACGGGAACGATTGACGGCGCAAGCGTGCATCCGCGCGAGTGTGTGAAAGGATGCTTGAACCACGGCGCTGCGGCCGTGATTCTTTTCCATAATCATCCTTCGGGGAATCCGTCGCCTAGTCGCGCGGATGAGATGATTACGCATCGTTTGAAGGATGCGCTCGCGCTAATAGACGTTCGGTTGATTGACCATCTCATTATTGCCAGCACCGATTGCGTCTCGTTGGCAAAGGAAGGCGTCATATGAGATTGCCGGCGCAATTGCGCGCGGCTCGAGCCGTCGCAAAAAAACATGGCGTGCGGGCGCTTTCTGCCGACGCACTAGAAAACCCGAAAACGAGTAAGAGTACAAAACTTAATGTTTTGACGTTACCGCTGCATTTGGCGCCGGCCGACAGCGCCGGCGGAAAAACGGTATGTGCGTATGCCGGA